CACTATTCTCAGCTGTAGGTGTATAGTCGTTTATGTTTTCTTGAGATGAGAATCTAATAAACATATCATCTTGTGTGCTTTTATCTCCAATAGTTGTTTCAGTTCCAAAAAATACTAAGTGACGATCGGGAGTTGAAACCAACATATCTCTAGATGCAGTTGGTGCACCTGTTATAATTGTGGCTCTTGTTGTTACAGCATTTGTTAAATCTGAATTCCATTCAAAACATTCACCATTAAATATTAAAGCAATAGCTGTGCTTCCTAAATTATCAATAGACCACATACCAGGCTCTGCTACTTTATCTGTAGATGTTGCTGCTTGGCCCCATCCAGAAAAACCACTGTAATTAGTAACAGTAGCTCCGTTACTGTGAGAAGCGTTAGTTGTGCCTCGAACATTTCTAGTTATTCCTGTAAAGCTAGTGGCTGTAACACCCGTGTAAGAAATTTCTTCATTATCTACTTTAATAAAATTAGTTCCTGTAGTTGGAAATCCTGTAGTGCTGGCTACATTAATTGTAGTTCCTGATCCACCAGTTCCAGCCGAGTCAGCATTTAATGCTCCATTTAAAGTTGTTGTTTGTGGATTAGTAACTGAACCACCCCACTGAGATATACCATAACCAAAAACTCCAACCTGGTCTGGTGGTCCTACGTGATAGTATTGAAAATAAGTTATGCCTCCAGAAGTAGTTGCTCCTGCTCCTCCTTCGTTTCCAGGCATTGTAATAGTTAATGTAGTTCCTGTTGGTGTTGATGTTACCATAAATTTTTTATCACAAAAATCTGCAGCACCAAAATTTGAACCTGTAATAGCACTAAATGTAGAGGTATCTCCAAACAAAATTATATCACCAGCTTCAAAATTATGCGCTGATGAAAAAGTAATAGTTACTATTGGTGATCCATTGGACGTGCTGAATGCACTTGTAATAGCTGTTCCAGATGGATTAGTTAAAGGATGTATATCGTAGTATACTCCCCCTGTGTAAACATATAAAATTCTATTAGTACCAATAAGAGAATATTTAATACCTATTTTATTAACCATGTGATGCAAACCTCTAGCTGCACCAGTTAATTTACTGTCTCCTAATTGAGACCAACCACCTATTTTTTCAGGTGTACCATATCTAAAACGTACATTTTCACCACCTGTCCATTGAGACTCGGCTCCGGTAGATGTAACTTGTTTATTGAATCCTGGTAAAAAACCTAGTTTTTGTAACATATAAAATCCTGTTTACTAGCTATTATATTAGATTAGGAGGTAATTCAATCTGTTTTTATCTTAAGAAATATACTCTAAATGTTGGCCTGAAGCATAATATAAATTAAAAACTATAGCATGTTTCGGTTTGTCTTCAAGATTAGGTTTAGATTCATGTCTTAATAAACTGTCCCAAAATAAAATCCTACCTGGTTCAGGTTTAACATGGAGTTTAAGTTCAGGAAAAAATAATTTTTGATTGCTACTAGTTAAATAAAGTATGCCTGAAACATCGGCCTGTCCATGCCTGTGATTTGCAGTCCAATCTCCGCGATCAAGTCTAATGCCGTACGCATCTGCTAATGTATACTCTGGATTTAATAAACCTGTAAATGCAGACAAATAATTTTTACTAGCTGCCATAATAGCTTTAAAACTAATGTCTTCTAAAAAAATATTTTCTGTTCTTTTTCCTTTAACATTGCTATTGTAATTCCATTTATTATTATTTTTTAATACATCATCTATTATGGCTATAAAATCTGTTCCGTCAAAATTATCAAAGTCAAAGCCATAGAGACAGGTCGATCTTTTTATTTCTTTTTCAATTCTTAATGCAAATTTCATACTTTATAATCCTCATCAAGTTTATCAAAATCTAGATTAAAAGATATAATAATTTTTTCTATATCTTCAGTTATCTTAGGAGACCTATGAACTACAAAACTAGGAAAAATAACTATGTCCCCTTCTTTAGCATCTATTTCTAATATTTTTTGTTTGTTAACTAATTGTGTTTTCGTAGCACCTTTTGGAAATTGTAAATAATATACTCCTGTATAATTGTTACTATGTATATGCCAGTTATGCACTCCATGTTTTTTATATTTTTGAAACCATAGATCTCTAATATGTACTTTATTAAACTTTAAATTTTTAATGCAGTTTAAAAAATGCTTTTCTAATAAAGGTTTAATAAACTTTACCCATTCTCTTTCCATATTTGTACTTTTTTGCCAATCTAAATAATCAATTTTATCACTAGGATGACCATCAAAATCATTATCAGCTTTATTTAAAAGCTGTATTAAATGATCTTTAACCATATCATGAGATTTAAACAAATCTTGAAAACCATAAGACTCTAATATTATTCTTTTCATTAATAACACCAAGATACAAATGAGTATCTTGTTCCTTTTTTTACAGGTTTAATTAAATGCGGGTACATAAAAATTGATGGAAATATAATTAAATCCCCAGCTTTAAGTTTTATTTTATAGTCATTAAACATAATCAAATCTCCCCCTGTATAATTATCATTTAAAACTCCTATGATACTTAGTATGGGGATACCTCTAATTTCTCCTGTAAACAAACTATGTATATGGTCACAATGCTTAGACATTATTTGGTTTTTTTTATATCTATTAAATCTAATTTTACTAAAACCATTCCAACCATTAAAAATTTCTCCTCCTATTTTATCAATAAGAATATATTTTTCTAAAGCTTTCCAAGTTAAATGATGTAAATCTTTAAGATGCGTTAAACTATTTCCATTACAAACATCTAATTCTTTATTACCATTTTTAGATTGTTTTTTAAATTTTTTTGAATAAGACCACTTATGTTGTTCCCAATTTTTTTCTTTTGTTAACTCTTCAATAGTAACATTTAAAATATTTTTAGGGATCCATTTATTTAAATGGAGTATATAACTTTTTAAATTTTTCATATTATTTTAAAATTAGCTGACACAGATATTCTTTCTCCTTTGCTTTTAAAAGGACATACATAATGTCTTAAGTTATAAGGAAATATAAAAAAATCTCCTTTGTTAGGTAAAAATGTTTTTTCATCAATGGCGTAATTTCTATTTTCTCCGTACGTAAAAATTATAGATCCTGGACCCGAAGATTTTCCTATGTACTTGTTGTTTTCTTTTTTTAATCCAGGAGGTATTTGTAAATATAGAACACTAGATAGATCACAATTTACATGGTAATGTGGGGGATTAGATTCATCTTTTTTCATATAGTTTACCCATGCTGAATTACATTTTAAATTTGATAATTGCATTTTGTACCAGGAATGAAATCTTTTTTGAAAAGGTTGAAAGTAAGGTTCAACAATTTTTGCATATTTTTTTTTATTAATATGATATTCATCATTAATAATTCCAGCTAAAGTATCTCTAGCATCTTTGTTTTTTTTACTACAAAGTTTTTTTACTTTAAATAAATCTTGTGTGCTTAGTTGTGTCTTATACAACAAGGGACCAAACATATGTTGTTCATCAATTATCATAAATAATTAAAGTTTATTACAATTCTTCTATCTGTATCTGTTGCAGTTACTGCAGCATGATATGTTTTTGTATCTAAAATTAATAGTTTATTTTCTTCTACTGTAATTTTAGTTTTATCTTTTAATAAAGTATAACCGTTATTTTTATTTATGTAAAATATAGCTGTATTACAAAAAAACTCTTTGTCTACATGAAACTCGGATTGTATATGTTTTTTAGTTTTAAATAATAAATTAGCTCTTATTTCATTTATCATGTTAACTTTAAGTTTTTTAATTATAGGTGTTATGATTGTGTCGTAATAAATAGAATTTTTTTGATGGTTATGATAAAAGTTATGTCCCATAAAAAAACTATCATTTTTACCTGAAGTTTGAGATTCATTAAAAAACCAAGGAAAAGTATTAGATAATATTATTTCTTTAATTTTGTTAAAGGTTTCTTGATCAAGAAAATTTTTTATTTGTTTATATTTATATTCCATTCCAAAGCATCAATAATTTCATCCAGATTAACTTCTTTTAACCTGTGTGTAATAATAAAACCATGCAACTCTACTGCTTCAACAATCACCCATTTATCTTGTTGTTCAAAAACAATTTTATCTGCTTTAGATTTACTAGTTAGTGGTTTTACATCTCGACCTATTTCATCTGTATGATATGGCCTAAGATCATATTTTAATTTTTTATTTAACCTGTTTTTTAATATACCCGCTACATCCCAAAGTTCTTTTTCTTTTTCTTTTTTAGTAGCGTGTTTAATATTAGTTAAATGTTTTTTTATAAAATCTTTCATACTTTAAAGTCAAAATTTATAACAGTTCTTTTATTAAAATCAACAGGACAATTTCCTGAGTGATATATATCACCATCAAAATATATAGCTCTCCCTTTTTTAGGAGATATTTTTTTATTTACCACAGCATCGGCATCTAATAATATTTCGTCAGATATTTTATTTTTAAAAAAAACACTGTCGCCATCAGAATCATCTACATAGTATAATAAAGTTTTGTAAGGCAAATGATCTTTAACATCTATATGGGGTACGTTGTATTTTTCTTTAGAATGGTTTTTAATTCTAAAAGTTCTTCTTATTCTAACTCTTATTAAATCTTTAATTTTAACTTTTTCTTTAATAACAAAAAAATTTAATATTGTTGAAAACAAATTATAGTAATCAGAGTTTATTCCTTTTTCATCATATAGAGTATGAATAAGAGCAAATGTTTTAGTTATGTTTGAGTTAATAAATTTTTTATCTTCTTCTTGGTAAATAATATTGTCGGTATAAAACCAGGCAATTTCTTTGCTGTTTAATAATTTAATATATCTATTTTGTATATTTAAAGGTACAAAATTATCTAAAATTTTTATCATCTTTTAAATGGAAATCCTAAATGAGGTCTGTTATCAAAAAGATTTTTGTCCCATCCTTTGGTTGCTTTGTTATTATAGTGTAAAAATACTTGCCCACACATATAACCTTTAAAAGGTTTTCTCCAATGAGGTAAGATAGTTCCAGAATATAATAATGCATCTCCTGCATTTAACTCAACTTTAATTGTTTTTCCTTTAGTATCTTCTAGATATATGGGCCACATGTCACCACCTAAATTTAAAGTACCAGAGATTTCACAGCTAAATCTATCTTTGTGTTTTTTTAAAATGTCTCCATTTTTATATAACCTAGTATATGTGTAGGTAGGAGATAACTTAAGTTTTGTTTTTTTTTCTAGTGTTTCATTAGTAGCTGCTAATAATGTTTCCATAGCAATATCTGAATAACAAGAATAGCTTCCCGGTGCTTGCTCGTCACCATCAGAACCCAACAGTTTATTATTTATGTTTAATCTTTTTAAAGAATAAAATGTTTGTTTTTTTATTCTTAAATAATTAAATAAAAAACTAGCTAGTTCTTCACTAATTATATTTCTACATATCTGATATTTATTTTTATTAAACATATGGTTTCCCTATTGTCCACATTACTAAACTATATCTTGTTCCTTTAGTCACGGGAGTTACACGGTGCCATATGAATCCAGGAAAAAAAATAATAGAACCTTGTCCTAAATTGTATTTACTTAAATTTAATTTATTTTTGTTTAAACTAGTTTCAAAATTATTTGTATGTCCTATTTCTAAATCACCTCCACTGTATTCTTTAGGGTCATTTAATATAACACTGCACGATATTTTTCTTATCTTTCCTTCATACTGTGGAAACCGATGTTTAGTATAAGGTTGAGGAAACATATCCATATGCCAATTATAGTATTGGCCTTTTGAGTATTTAGTAAACTGCATTTCTTCATACCAACTAACTTCAAAATTCCAACCTGAATTTTTATTTGCTGTATGAACATAAGGATCTATTTTTTGATAAATTTCTTTATCACCGACCCATGCTATAGAAGAATTTCTACGTTTTTTATTTTCAGAGGCTTTTAGTTTTGAGCCGTCTCCACCAATCTTACCTTTTTTTACAGCGTAAGTTTTATATTTTTTTATTACATTATCACACCATGTCTTATCTAAAACATTTCTAAAAAACCATACATTATGTTTTAAATTCATTATTGATAAATCCTTTCTATGTCTGCAAAATATATGTAATCTATATCTGATTTGTTAAAAGTATTAATTGCGTCTTCTGGAGTTTCTATTAATGGTTCCCCTGCTAAATTAAAAGAAGTGTTCATTAATATAGGCACCCCTGTTTTTTCATTAAATAATTTTAATAATTTATATAATACCGGGTTTTGTTTTTCATTAACTGTTTGTATTCTACAAGTATTATCAACATGTACAACTGCAGGGATTTTATCTTTAACGCCTTTTTTAGCTTCAACAGCATACAACATATACGGAGATTCTTTTAATCCTGCCATGTCAAACCACTTGTCTGCTTCTTCCTCTAGAATTGATGCACCAAAAGGTCTAAACCATTCTCTGTTTTTAACTTTGTTCATTATATCTTTACCATCTTTAATCCTAGGATCTAGTAACAAAGATCTATTTCCTAAAGCCCTGGGCCCCGCTTCAGCTCTACCTTGATATAAACCAACAATTTTTTTATTTATTAAATGTTTTACAACATTTTTTATTTTATCATTTCCTTTTTCCATATTGTAAACAGGTTCAGGTCCTAAATAAATGTTATCAAAATTATTTCGTGTCCCACAGTATTTACCAAATGTTATGGCTGCACCTATGCTATTGCCTTCATCACCACATAAAGGATCGATATATAAATTAATATCTTTAGGCAATGCTTTTCTAAGTCTATAGTTAAACACTACGTTCAAACCACAACCTCCCGTAATAATTATATTTTTTTGATTGGTTATACATTTGTCTAATGTTTCAACCATTTGTTTTTCAAATTGTTTTTGAGCTTCGTATGCTATGTCGTAATGAATTTGTTTAAAACCTAATTTTTTATGGTAGTAAAGTTCTGGATATTTTTCAAGGTTTAGAACAAAATTAACTTGTTTATTTCTTTCATGTTTATTATTAAATAAATTATCTTGTGACAATATATTCTGTATTTTCTTGTTTGGCTTTCCATAAGATTGTAAACCCATTAATTTTCCTTCATCATTTGTTTTGAAACCTAGATGATTAGTCATTCTACTATAAAAAGCACCTGACACAGGTCTATGATCTACATCAAAGTTTTTAAAATAATTAAGTGTAACAGCGGGCCTAACAAAATCAAAACCATATATTTCTTCTGGTTTTACTTTAGCTCCATGGCCTTCTAAAGTTGTTTGTAATCTTTTATATAAACAATCGAACCCGTGTTTTATACTAGCGTTATAAACAGAAAAAACTTCATGACCTTGTTTTCCATTATCTAATAAATAAGTAGATCCCCTTCCATCTGCCACTAATATTAATGCTTTTTCCATATTAGAGGAGTACATTGCTTTTACAGCATGGACTAAATGATGTGATTTATAAAAATGAAAGGTGTTGTCATAGACTGAATCAATTAAACCTATTTTATACATGTACCCATAAATAGTATGGGCATCAATAGTATTATATCCTGTAGCAACTACTTTATCTATTTTAATATTTAATTTTTTTATTTCATTTAAAATGTGTAATGGAAAAAAACTGTCGTTTTTTATTTTAGATAATCTTTCTTCTTGATTATAATAAACCAATTTAAAATCACAAAATAAAGCAACAGATGAGTTATGATTTTTTTGTAGTCCTAATATGTTCATATCCGTAATTCAGTTAAAGTTTCTTTTGAGCCTAAGTCTCCTTTTACAAAAACATTAAAAGCTAAACTCACTCTTTTACCATGAGTTTTTTCAACATTACCAACTTCATGCATTAAAGAAGAAGGAAACAAAATAAGTTTATTTGTAGCTGCAGGTAGCCACCAAGTATCAGAATTATGTATACTAAATTCTGAAGGATATATTTTTATTTGATCATAAACATTTTTTTTAAATAAAATAAAATCTAATTTTGGATCTGCATTTATATAATAAACTCCAGATATAACAGAATTAGGGTGAAAATGTGGGTAGTGTATTTGTTTTTTACCGGTGTAATTTAACCAAGATTGAGTTATATAAAATTTTAAATTTTTACTTGGTTTTATTATTTCACTAACATATTCCTGAATAAAAGAATCAATTTGTTTTTTTAAATCTTTAAGAAATTTTTCTTCTAAGATATATGTGTTTTTACTTTTTAAAACATTAAACTGCCAATCATGTTTTGTTTCATGTTTAAAAATTTTTTGTAAAACTAATTTAGATAAAGGTTCTAAGTACTTAACACATACTGGTGTTGGAAATAAATTTATTATATTCATAATCTTTCTTATGAATATATATTTAACTGATAATAACTAAAAAGTAAAGACTAACTAATTTCCCAAGTATTGGTGTTTGTATCCCAGTGATAAGCAGTCATTGGGTCTTCTAAAACATTCTCGCTTTGCCATCTGTAATTTTCTTCATTCCAAAAAGGCCATCTTAATATTACAGTATCACTTACCACTAAACTTTCATCTGTTGGTTTTGTTACTGGAGCTTGCCAATCATCATTAGAATCTAGTGTCCATGAAGGATGTGGTTGAGGTCTAATAAATTTATCTTTAACCGAATCATAAGTATCACCTATTCCTGCATTTTGTTTTCTAAATGCTCCTGTTGATGAACATTGTTTCCATATGCCGCCAAGAAGATTAGTGCAATAAGTTTCTCCATCAGGGTGCATGTCATTTTCACCTAAAGGACCGTCCGATGTTGGTACATCATTACCAATTTTAACAGTTCTAAGAACTACATTATTACTTGGTTTTAATTCTGCAAAAGTTGCCATTACGCTACTGTAAGTGTCCCCGACACTGTAAAGGTAGCTATTTTTTGTCCGCCTGGAGCAGTTGATGTCGTGTTTGTTCCTGGTGAAACAGATAAAGTTGCGTCTGCTGGAGCGCTAACGATTACAACACCTGAACCGCCTTGTCCGTTTGGAGGAGAGCCATCAAAGCCCATTCCGCCGCCTCCGCCGCCTTTTCCGTTGGTTCCATTAGATCCTCCGCCTGTTCTTCCGGCTCCAGATCCACCGCCATCTTGTGCCGGTCCTGGGGCTGGGTTTGGAATGTAGCCTCCGCCACCTCCACCGCCAGCGTATTCTACTGCAGATCCTGATACAGAACTGTCTCTTCCAACTCCACCGGCTCCTCCACCTGGAGAAGATGTTCCTCCACCGCCACCGGCTCCGCCGCCACCGGATTGAATTTGTGCTCCGCCATCATTTCCTTGAGGTGGACTTACAGGAGGAGTGTTTCCTAGTCCATTTTGGACTCCACCACTTCCACCATCCTCTTCTGGGTTACCATATCCTGATCCACCGCCGCCTGTTGACGTGATAGTATTAAAAACTGAATTGCCAGCTCTTGGTGAACTGTCGTTTCCTGGAACAGGTCCTGAGCCATTACCAACTGTAATTGTATAATCGCCTGCTTCTACTTCCATAAGAGCAGAATCTTCAGAAGTTCTAAATCCTCCCGCTCCTCCGCCGCCGCCGGCTCCTGCGCCCGCGCCCCCGGCAACCACTAAATAATTAACGTCGTAGACAGTGGAACCACCGCCTGATCCAAATCCTAAAACTTGATATCCAAAAGCCATATTTTATTCTCCTTATGCGTCGTTAGCTGCGTCAGTAGTATAAAATAGTTTAATACCTAGAACTCTTGCTTCTCCAGTAAAAGTATCTCCACCGGCTGCCGCATCTCTATATAATTGAAAATAAGTTTGTTCACCTGCTGCAGGAGAACCCGCAATTGTTATTGCACTACTTTCAGCTGAAACTTGTTGGTCTTCAACTGTTCCTATGCCTGCATCTGTAATATCTATTGCTGTTCCGTATGCAACATCAATAGTGTCACCATCTGCACATGCAACACCTTGCAAACCAAAAATACAGTTACCTGTATTAGTTGTGCTTGGAGACCAGTAAACTTGATAAGTTACTGTTCCTTCATTCCATGATTTTGGCATTCCTATTGTAAATTGAGTATATTGTTTTGTACCAGCATCAAAATCAAATACGTTTAAATCTGGTCTTGTAGCTGTTGTTTCAACTAAAGCTGCGTCTGCAGGGTTAGTTGTTGGTCCATACATAGCTGTAGCTGGAACCCATATAGTTTCTTTACCAGCAATTTTAACCGCTGATCCTCCTGAGTTAAGAACTCCTGAGCCTTTAGGGTTAATGTTAATACCAACATTAGTTTCACCTGTTGCTGAAATAACTGGTCCAGTAACTCCTGTAGCTGCGTTAGCTATAGTAAGTTCGTTAACTGCTGAACCTGTTGCAGTAAAATTAATTAATTCGTTTCCGCTAGTATCTAAAATATTAGTACCAATTTTAGGTGAAGTTAAAGTTTTGTTTGTTAAAGTTTGTGTGCCAGTTAATGTTACATCACCATCACCAAACGCTAAAGTTGCGATATCAGGATTAACTCCATGATTAGCTGTTGCAAAAACTAATTGATCGCCTTTGTCTGTAGCTCCAAAAGTATATGAGTCTCCAGAACCAGAAACATATTTAAATTGAAGTGTGTATCCACCTGAAGTTGAGTTTCTTAAAATATAAAAAGTTTGAACATCGAGAGGAATTGTTACAACCCTAGCTCCAGTAATAGAGCCTGTAAATTCAATCATTCTGTGTGCAAGAGCTGCACCAGTTCCACCATCAGTAACTGTAAGAGCTGTTGGTGTTCCAGAATCTGTAACAGCTTGTTGTATAAAACCACCTGAAATTTGTTCAATAATTTGTAAATTAGTATTTGTGATGTCTCCCCATTGGCCGGCTTTTTCGCCAGTTACCATAAGTTCTACACCAAGACCAGTATATGTTGATGACATAATTTTTTTTCTCCTATTACGATGCTATAGTTACGTCTGTATAAGATGTATTTCCTGTAATGTCAACATCAGAAAAAGATGTGTTTCCTGTAATGTCAACATCTAGGTACCCTATTACTCCAAATCCTACAGTATTTAAACTAGCAGTAAATGTTTGTCCAGTCAATCCTATACTCATGTCTGTAGGGCTAATTGATCCTACTGTAGCGGCAAATGTCTGTGTAGTTAATCCTATAGACATTTCCGTAGGAGTTATAGCCCCTACACTCGCTGCAAAACTAACACCTGAAATATCTATTAATTCTACTGAAGCAACAGTGAGACTTTGAACATCCGCCGCAAATGTTACACCACTTATTCCTACGACGTCAGCAGGTAAAATAGAACCTATTGCAGCTGTGGTTGTTAAACTTGCTAAACCTTGTGTATGATCAGCCCCATTATTTATACTTAGGGTCCCTAATCCAGTGCCCATGGTCACACCACTGACATCAAAATTCATGTCGTAATTTATGGTTGGTGTACCTAGTACAGCAGTAGTTGTTAAACCACTAATTCCAATTATACTTTCTGGTTGGAAAGTAAATATTCCGCCCCATTGACCTTCACCATAAGAATGAACACCCCATCCGTTTGGACCAAGTTCCATTGACATTGATAAACCATCAATTGAAACGGTAGTAGTATTTTCACCCCAGTTACCAATACCATATTCATCTCTACCCCAACCTGAGATTGATTGAGCGTAAGCTAGTGTACCTAATGCCGCACTCATACTAACTGAAGAAATTGCTACAGTAGGACTATAACTATCACCCCAAGGCTCATTACCATAGGTGTCTCTACCCCAACCCTGTTCGGAAGCCCCAATAAGTGAACCTACATCTGATGCAAACGTAACACTAGATAGAGTTAGTGTGTAATTATTTTGATTACCCCAATCACCCTGGGACCAGGTGCTACCGGATTCGTTCCAAGTATTAGCCATAAGGATTTACTCCTTATGCCGTCAATCTCAAGATAGCGGAAGTTGCGTCGTTAGTTGGAAATTGAATAGTAAACGTTCCAGAAGAAACTGTTTTGTCTCCTCCAAAAGCTACCACACAAACTGCATCTGTAGTAGACGTACCAGTTCCAGTAGTAGTGTTATAAATCATACAACCATTTGCTGTGAACGATGCAGAAGTCCAAGATATGTCAGAGAAATCTGTAAATGCTGTTGTAGAAGTTAAACCTACACCTGTGTTTGTTAAAGCTTTTCCACCTGCTGCATAAGCAGTTCCTGATGTGTTTGTAATTTCGTTTGAAGTTGAATAGTCAGTTGTAGTTGCATCTAAAGATGCTGAACTTGTAAATAATGCTATTTTAAAAGAGTCTCCTGCAGGTGAAGCTCCTGAAGTGTCAAAGTTGTGTTTACCTTGTAATAGTTCTTGTTTGAAACTAGAACAAACTGCTGAAGTTATTGCCATAATTTTTCTCCTTGTTATGGAGACGGTGACTTAACTTGTAATCTAACTGTTCCGTCAGTATAATCGTCTCGTCTTCGTCTTCCAAGTTGCATTCCTGCAAACTGTTGTATAGCATTTTTATACTTTTGTTCGTACAATGTCAACATATCCATTGGACCTTTTAAGAATCCATATGCTTCCACCAGGCAGGCGTATAATAAGCCCTGAGGGAAGTAAGTACTTAAATAAGTGTTGTTATTATAACCAGTCCCAGACCCAAGTCCATTTGGAAATTTGTTGTAATAGACCCTAAATTTGTAGTTAGCATCAGGAGTTGGAGCAAAATACATACCTCCAGATGAAGTATCTGTAGTATTGTCGGCACCCCCAAACATCGCATAATATTTAGGAAATCCTGTTACTGAATTAGTAGTATCTGTAGGTGATTGAATGGTTCCGTCAGGACCATATTTTCTATCTACAAATTCTGATAAATAAGTTTGGTCTTTTTTCTCAAGCCATTTTCCATTACCTTCAGTATTAGCTGTTGATTCAAATACTTCAATACCTCTTACAAAAAGACATCCTGCTGGTGCATTAAGAGTATTGTCATTTGCAACTAATGTCCCTTCTTGAACATATCTCTCAGAGTCCATAGGAAGCTCTTGATATATTCTCATTTCAGCAGCCATGATAATTCCATCAACAATTGTTGTTGTCAAAACATCGGACCCAACTTCAGTATAATCCCTTATCGCGGTAGTTAATGTACTGTAATCGTATTTTTTAACTCCTGACATTATAAACTCTCTATATTAAGAGGACTAATAACACAATTAAATCCTCCCCCTGTTGCAGTGCCTGTTGCAGCACTAGGTAGTGTTAATGTAAAACTATTATAATCTGTTACCG